GGATTATCAATGTATTCATCAAATACTACTGGCTTAGTTTTCTTAACAACAATAATCTTCACATATGTGTTCTTATAGAGATCAAACTTAGTAGAAAGAACATCAGTTGCATCATTGTACATTATTACATGATACATTCTTTCTGGGTTTTCCACGAATTCTAACTCTCGTGTGTCTGTATCAAATACATGAAACCCCTTGACTTGTCTTGCGTCAGAGAATGTGATTTGATATTGAGTTCCTAGGTAGTGAACATTTTTCTTAGAAGTCTTACCATGAAAATGCCCGGATATGACCATTTCATAACAAGAGAGAATAGTATCATCCATTCCTCCCTCGAAGTTAACTCCATGAATTACTTCATAACCGTTTAACTCAAAATGACCACAAATAATTGAGGTAGAACAGTTTTTAATAAATGTATGAAACTCTTGTTCATTCTCTTTATTGATCCACGGAACCATAGCAATCTTGACACCATCAAAATCAAGAATCGTTGGTTTCTCGTGCAGAGTTATTGATTTATATTTGGTGCAAAACAATTCCTTGATGGAATTGACTTCGTTTGTGTTCTTGAAGAATGTGTCATGATTGCCTAAGATACAATGTAACCTTACATTATTGTTTTCGAACCACTCAATGAACTGAGTTCGAACAATAGACAGTGTATTGAAATTTACAAACTTACGGCGATCTAAAAGATCTCCCAAGTGTAATACTGTGTCTATCTTATGTTCTTTGCAATACGGAAAAAACTGATCATTAAAGAATCGCATAAAGTAATCAAGAAATAAGGGTGAATCATTTCTTGCTCCAAAATGCGTATCATTGATGATTGCAATTTTCACTTCTTATTCTTTCCTCGTTTAATGTTCTTTGTAGTAATGATAATACGAGCATAGTTTTCTTCTACTACGGTGCTGTCAATCGTAATTGATTCTACCATTACATCATCTACATCATTAACAGTATCAAGCAGTCTATCTCCAACCATAATACATGGACCGCCTTCGAAGTCAAACATCCCTTCGCCCCCTCTGCTGAACAAAGTGCGTCCTTCGATGGTGTATGTTCCATCATCGCGCTTTGTTATGATTCGATCATCCCCGTACCTAGATTTGAATTTCTTTATCATTACGATTTTCTTTTTTTCTTCTTCTTTGGTTCAAACTTCTTTATATCATTATCAGAAATTTGGAAATGATCAGATATGGCTTGTTGTACTGTGTCTTTTTCAAAGTAGTTCTCTTTGAACCACCTATGAACAGAGCCATCATCCATCAGCTCTGTCATTTTAAGTTTGATATACGACTGTTTCTTTTCCTTTTCAATTCTCCGCAAGAAAGCATAATATATGATTTGGGTGAAATATGAAAATGGATTCTTTGATTTTTCTGGGTCAAAGTTATGAGCATACATTAGGCAATTCTCTATGCCGTCTGATACCATCTCTTCTCTGTATGGGTAATTGACAAAATTACCCTTTCGGGATAGATGCTCAGCAATGTTCATAAAACATTCGCCTATGTAATTGGTTATTGGTGGTCGCTTCTCGTCAGACTCTTCTGCTTCTTTGCAGAGTTTCTTCCACTCGACCATATCGATATAGAATAGCTTGTTATCAACGTAGTGATCTACTGGCTTTTCTATTCGTTTTATTACTGGGGGATCCGATGTTACAGACTTCTTCTTTTTCTTTTTAGCCATTGTATAAACTCCTACTTCACTAGTATAACCACTAATATGGTAAATCCAAAAGAATTATGTTGATTTCTCTTGACACCATGATTACACTGTCTGTGTATGGTATGAGAAAGATATTAGTATCTTAAATATACTCTAAGTATTACTGATATTCATCTGAGAGTGGGTCTGGGTTCCAGTCTGTCCACTTATTACCAAAACCATCCCGATCCTTTTCGTCTCCAGTGTATCGGTGTTCATTAATCGATTCGCCAGTCTTTCTTTTCTTCTTCTTCTTAGATTGAGAAAGATTGAAGTGATTAATCATATCCATAATATCGCGGGGGTCAATCAACCCGTCATTAATCATATTGGCTAATACTTGAGGAGAAAAAACCAGACTCATGTGTATTACGTTTTCCATTTCCTTACTCTTTGGTTTTCTTTTATTAGGCTTAGGAGTCTTTGGAAGTTTGGTTTTCTCTACTTCGTTAAAAAGATTTTCAAACATATCCTGAATCATATTTTCATATTCAGCAGCATTTAAATCTTGATCATCAGTAACTTTAGGATTGACCAGATCAGCTAATGGAGTCTTCTCATACATCGGAAGATTTTCTCTATCTTGCTCAGACAGATAATACGACATGACATCAGGAGTTGGTTCGAGAGTAGTGGCTATAAAATCAGTAGGAATGGTAGTTTCACTCTGCTTACCAAATGATAACCAATTCTTAAGAATTACACCCTCTTTGATATTGCCATAAGAATCAGGAATAGAAATGGTCTTAAATATCATAGGTTTACTTAAAGTAACCTTACCATTTTCTGAACCAGCAATTTCGGCGATTAATTCTTCGCCGCTTCTTAATTTTATTACTCTGAAAATTTGTGTCATTTATTTTCCTTGAGTTGGAGAGATACTACTCGGTACTTAAACTTCTCTCTAGTATATATTCTTATGCGTTCGTCCATATGATTCAACGAATGATTTCGATATTTTTTATGACGTAAATCATCCCCAATATCGTATACATGAACCCCTGTTTTGGTTTCACTCTTACGCAACCCTCTTCCAATAGACTGTAACACTCGTATTACAGATTTGGAAGGAGAGGCAAATACAATATTGTGAATATTTCTTATGTTTATTCCAGTAGAACAGGTTCCATATGAAGCAATTAAAATACTATTAGTCTGTTTGTCTACAACATTTCTAATTTCTTCTCTCTGCTGAGCATCTGTTCCTCCATGAATAAAGAATATATCTTTGTCGGTTATATCTCTTTTGAATGTTTCATATAGTGGCTTACCATGAAGTTCTACAAAATTGAACAGTAATAGAGTATTTCCTTTAAGCCCTGCACAAAGATTTTTAATAAATGCATTTCTTTTTCGATTTAGAATTAGCCATTTGATTTCTTCTTTGTATAACATCCTCTTTGACTCTTCAATATCTGCAGGAGTGTATTGCAATAGAAGACAGTCAATAGAGAGATCTGACAGCAAATTCTTTTTAATGAGTGTAGAGGTTGTTGTAACATTAAGTACCCTTCCAAATAGTCCTTCAATGACTAATTTATGTGTATGTGTTCCATCTAGCGTTCCTGTTGTTCCTACACGAATAGGACAATCAGTTAGTTTTGACATAAGCGATGATAATGACTTTGCTTTGAATAAATGACATTCATCTCCGACAACCATTTCAAATTGATCAAAAAATTCTTTAGGCATCTTATAGATGCTTTGCCATGTAGAAATGACAACACGCTTATGTGTATCTTTTTCTTTACCTGATGATATAGTGTAGCAGTATCTACCAACCGACCATTTGTTTTCTTTTGAATAGTCTTCAAAGTCACTATACATCTGAGAAACAAGACCGACTGTTGGGACGACTATAAGTATTTTCTTTTCTGGCTTTATGTGATCCAAAAAGAAACGGCTAAGACAATATATTATTAAAGATTTGCCACTACCAGTAGGACATAGAAGAAGAGTTCTTTCTTTCTGTATCGCTTCTGTTATCGCTCGTATTTGATAATCATGTGCAGATATTCGTTTTCCCAACGCAGTTGGTTTTATGAACTCTTCGATATATTTTGCTACCTGATCTTCAGTGTAGTCTTTATCTACTCGGTTTGGGTGCTCAACTGAGTAGTTTCTGTCGTTAGCAAATTTAACAACATAATCAACCAACCCAGCATATATCGTATGCGTGAATAGATTGAATAGCCGTATTTGACCATCCCAAATTTTGTTTTTATATGCTGGTGTAAATTGATGATTCGGAACAGCAAACGTGAAGTATTGATTCAACTCCTTAGCAATACCACGTTCGCATGTTATTTTAACGTAAACCGAATTTAGATCTTCAATTACCAGATCGGACATACTAGTATTTATTACTGACCACTAGTGAACTTTGTCCAGTCGATAATAGAGCGAATTGTCCATTGTCGATTGTTGATTATCTTGATAATATTCTCTAAGTAGCTTACCTTTTCCTTTTGGTATTCTACTTTTAGCTTTTGACGAATCACTGCGCTATCTGATTCGATTAAACGGTCTAAGTCTTGTTTTAGAACATGCAGATCAAACTGTTCCCAATCATTTTCTTTGAGTTCATCTGCACTCATTCTTCCACTATAATATAGCCACTTTTTAGTCTTCAGACTATCTAGTTCTGTATTCATTCGAGTTAAAGACAGCTTCTCTTCCATAAAGAAAATTAGATACTTATTATGAATTTGAGGTGTTCGTACAGATTCCCTATCGAGTTGAGTCTCGTCTAGAGAAATGTCTTTCTTAATCATTTCTTTTAATTCATCAAAAGTCATAATGTTTAATCATATCACATATCAAGGAGAAGTCAATACATTGAATTCATAATATGTGTATGTAAAATCTACAGTGGCTAATACAGGAACATTGTCCACTGCAGTTATTGAAAATGGAAGCTCAGATAAAGCCGATGGGTATCCATGTTTAAATATTACTTCAAATTTAGCTTTATATGCACTGTTTGTTATGCTTAAAGTTATATCAGAATATTTGTCATGATGTGGTAAATGATTAGTAGAATCTGTGTAGTTACCTAACGCTTTAATCCAATTATAAATTTCTTGCCAACTTCGCATACTCTCGTCTACTAAAAACTGCACTCGTAATGGCTGAAACGTATAAGCATTTCCGGGAACAGGAATATTAGTGCTTAATGTTGTTGGTTGTCTTAATTCTGCGATGTTAATAGATGGAAGTGATACTGATTGAGCAAAGTAAGATACTGTTGGTGCTCTACTAATTGCCAATCTAAAATAATTAGTACTCAGGTAATTATGTGTAGCTGGTCTTGTGGTATCTGTTAGAAAATCGGTGTCTATTGTCATATTAGTATTTATCCAAATAGAAAGGGGAGAGTCTTTCGACTCTCCCCAATCTTCTCCCCAGTTTAGTTACTTAAAATCAGAGTCCGAAACCGGTATTACCATGTAGGTTAGTTACTTGGAAAATACGGTAGTACTGATTAGAAGCTAGAGCATTGATGTTGGTGCTCTCTGCGAACGGATTGGCTACCATACCGTAACGAGTCTTGAACCCGATCTTTGGCTGGAAGGTATTCTGATCGACTGCACGAACCATTTGGAGCGGAACGTATGGGCAGTAGAAAATACCAGCATCGTATGGTGACGAACCACGGTAACCGACTACGCAGTAGTTAATACCAAGCTTGGCATACGGATCAATGTAAACCTTGATCTTGTTATTGAGAACACCAACAAAGGTGTTACCAGTATCATCGACATCAAGATTTGCAGTCACAGCAGGAGCAAGATTCATGAAACCACCCATTGTGAGTGCGCTTGCAACGTCACTTGAGCAGATCATGAAGTTACCCTTACCACGACGGGTTTCCTTAGCGATTACGTTGCATTCACGTTCGATTTGGAACATGAGACCACGGAAACGCTCAGCAGACCAACGACCATCGGAGTCGGTGTTAAGATCGTAAACACCACCACCAGTGGTATCGGTTGCATAAGCACTTAGATCGTTCTGACGGCAACCAGTCTTAGCAACACGATAGATTGTGGTGATTAGTTCGCGATTGATTTCGTTGAGAATTTCGGTGCTAAGAATATTAGCAAGTTCACTCTCAGCGTCAAGTCCGTGAACGGCCTTGAGATCTTGCGCCAACTCGGTTGTGTACTCAGCCTTGAGAGCGCGAGTCTTTGCTTCGACTGCAATGCGCTCAATACTAAATGCCATTTCCTTGAACTGTAGGTTACCAGTTTCAGTACCACCAAGAGTTTCAGCAGTACCAGTCAAGAATCCACGGAACGCGTTCATATCAAAGTTAGTTGCAGCAGCAGCATTAGCATCTCTAACACCACCAGTTGTGCCATCAATAGGATTAATACCACCTGTTGCAGAGAAAGCTGCACCAGTAGAAGTATTACCAGAACCACCGAACTTAGCGAAGGTTTCTGCGTACAGAGCTTCTGCACCACCTTGGGTGTTATATTTGCTACGCATTGCAAAGATAAGACCGGTTGGAGCAGTCATCGGCTGCACACCTGCGATATCATAAGCAATGAGATTTGGCATTGAACGACGAACCAAGCTGATTAAGATTGGATCATAACCAGCAAGGTTTGAATTTGCGACACCAGCACCCTGACTTACTTGAAAACCACCACCATTCATTGAATTGGCAGGTGCTTCAACAAGATATTGCTCGCGAAGAGCCTTCTCTTGATTCTCTAATAGTACAGCGGTAACTTTGCGCTTGTAGCTATCCCCGATTGAGGGAAGTGCGTCATGTGAAAGTAGGGGTTCCCACTTTTCGGTAAGTACGTCATACGACGATGTAGTTGAAAAATCCATTTCTGTATCTCCTTATTATTTGTGTGGAATTAGATTTTGTTCTGTTTAGCAATACGATCCAAAGTACTCATGTATGCGTTCATACTTGAACTAATATTCTGAGTGATTTGTTTGTTTGTTGTCTCTTCGACAAGCATATTATTTGTGGTAGGAACAGTGTTGAAATAGCTGCCCTTTAGAATGTTGAGTTTCTCTTGATATTGATCGAGACTTTCGAAGTCTACACCTTCAGCGAGAGATGCGAATTTTGAAACTTCGACATCAGATAAACCTTCTGAGACATTAGCGAAGATGTTACCAGCTTCGTATGCCAATAGTTGTTTCTTGAGTTCGATGTTCGACTGAATCTGCTCATTGAGATTGCTTTCGAGTTGTTCGTTTTCTTCGAAAAGGCCATCGATGACATCATACTTCTCTTCTGGAACTTCGATGTAGTGAGTCTCAAAGAGTTCCTTGAGTCCAGCCATGAAGTTTTCTGCGATCTCGGTGCGAACACCATTTTCGACAGCGAGCTTGTTGTCTTCCATCCACTCTTCAACAACGTAGCCTAGGTAGTCATCAAGACGAGAAGCTAGTTCGTTGACTGCAGTCTCGACTTCTTCTTGAACAACAGCAGCAGCTTCAGCAACTACTTGTTCACGAAGAACATTGACGCGCTGATTAATAGCTGCTTCAAAGATAGTGGTAGCTTTGGCCATGAATTCTTCAGATAATGATTCACCATCAAAGAGAGCTTCGAGATGCTCTTGCATCTCTTTCTTGGTATCTTCTTCGTCTTCACCACCCTCTTCAGCCATTGCTGGTTTAGCACCTCCTAGTGAGTTGCCTTCACCACCTGGTCCTGGAGCAACGCTACCGGGACGAAGTGTGCCTTGATTGGCAGCGGAATTAGGATTGAAGTTCTGAAAAGGATTTACTTGAATACCTTTTCCAGATGCATCTTTGGTGTAAGTCATTGCGTCCATAGCCATATTGTTTTTCTGTTCCATATTTTTCCTATCCTCTTATTAAGAGCTAAAGTTATTTAGTAAAAGTTTGTTTTTAGGTCGTTTACCGATGGTCATGCTGTGATATCATTTTGTACACTCTATAGTATCTCTCTTCTGGAATTGGTTTTCTTCTTCCTGTAAGAGCACCAATACCAGCACCTATAAGTCCACCAACTGGGCCACCAACCATAGTCCCAGCTATTGCTCCAACACCTGCTCGTGCCATTCTACTTCCTCCCCGTGGATCAAATCTACCCGGTGTTGCAGCAACTGCTGGTGATGTTGCTGTTGCAGCAGATCCTGGAGTTCCCTGTGTTTTCATGGCATCGTATGCAACTTTTCCAGCATCATATAAACCTTGAATAAGTCGTCCGGGATCACCAAATCGATCTGGTCTTCTATTTGCACTGCCTCCAATTGAACTAAAGGCACTAGCAAGGCCACCGACAACCGTATCGGCTTTTTGTCGTCTAGCTGAAATTCCAGTTGAAGTTGTAGCTGGTGGTGGAGGTGCAGGCGGCGCGGGCGGTGGTGGCGGTGGAAGCGGTGGTGGTGGATAAACAGGTGGCGAACCAGTTCCTTTATTTTGCCTTGCACGTTTTGCAAGAGCTGCTGCCATCATTGCTTGTCTTTGTGATGGAGTCATCTGAACATTAGCTTGTTGATTTTGCTGTATGTTCTGTTTTACCCGATTTGCAATATTACCCTGTTGATAACTATTTAAAGCGGAAAACGATGTGGATGAACCAGGACCACCACCTGGCGCTACAAGTCTAGAAACATTATTAACAGCTTTAGTTCCGGGTGGAACCCATACGTTCTGACCAGAAGCATTTCTTATTTGTACAAAATCTGCAGGAATTCCAGGCGGCTGTATAGCTTCGTCTATTGTTATGGTGAAATTGTATGGATTGAATCTAAACATTAAAGCTTTCTAAAGAAATTCTCAAATAGGGTTAGTGCTTTTTTCTCTAGATTCTTGGTAGATGATTTCTTTATGATGCGTTTTGCTTCCATCAAATCTTGTTCGTACCATGAACCATTATTCCAGACCCATTCTTTACCTTCCATGATGCCATTTACAAAAGCACCGGGAGCAGAAGGATCTGCAACGATATCAATCGCAGATAACATTAAATCTGGTTGAACAATCTTCTTACCATTTTGTTCGATCAGGGAACCCATCGCACGAGAGCTTACACCGAGCTTAGCACCCTCTCTAATGAGTTCTGCAGTAATTTTGCCCATAGGAGTGCTTTCCATGATTTTTGCTTTTCCGTAGCACTTTGGGCCACGAAATTCTAACATGGTAATTCTATGGCTAACTCTGTCGAGATTGATCGTTGGACCAGTTGGATGTCCGAGTTCACCGAATGCTCTATTATTATTCACAAACTCGGTGATGTATCTACCGACTTCTTTGTTTAGAGTATCGAATGGATATACTCGACCATTGCGATTCATCTCATCCGATACCATGAACACACCCTCGATAAACATCGATTTTTTATCATCGGTGCCTTCGGTAATGTACTTAATGTCTTCTATAGTTTCGGTAATGAGTTTCATTAGTTGGCTTTTCTTCCTTTGAACTTCTTGCTTTCGCTCATGCTGGTTGGAAAGAATGCTTTTCTATTCATTTTGGCAGCATCATTTTCCCCAGAGTTTTCTGATGAAGTACCATATTCGCCTTTTTCTTCACCATCATCTTCGTCGCCCTCGTCGCCTTCATCCTCTTCTTCCTCTTCCTCTTCTTCCTCTTCTTCGTCACCCTCATCTTCGTCCTTCATAGCACGAGCGACAGCAGATCGACGATTCTTTATGTAATCATCGCTCTCATCTGAATCTCCGTCATTGTCAACATCTTCGTCTTCTTCGCCTACTTCATCAAGTTCTTCATCCTTCTTTTCATCTAGAAAAGTCTCAGGAGCATACTCTTGGAACTTAGACTGCAGACGCTCAGATAGCTTCTGTAGAAGAATCTCAGTAGCAATCTTCTTGGATTCAATTATGTTTTCTTGAATGACGCTTTTGATTAGTTTGTTTGTATCCATTTTTATCTCCCGTATAACTTTTCTGCAGTTTGAACTGCTTTTTTAAACCCATATTCAGATTCTTGAATTAGATTTACTAATTTGTCTTTGTGTAAACTATTTAGAGAATTATATAGTTCTGCTAGGTATTTAGCCATTTGTGGAGTTAGTTCTAAACTAGAACCATCTCTTGCTGTCATCCAATGAGTTCTATTAGATGTTATTGCACTATTTACCTCATTAATTGGCATATAGACTTTTTTGCTAGGTTCTATAACTGCTTCTTTAATGATTACTGGTTTTGATTCAATCTTAGTGTGTTCAAACAATTTTTCTGATTCATCAATGTATTTGTTGCTAACTTGAATGGACATCTTGTCTTCAAGAATGGAATATAGTTCCTTCTTGAATAATTCCTTGTCGCTCATCATGAGTGCTACAAATTCTGGTTTAATGCTCATTATTGCTGTGGTGGGGGTTGACCACCATCCTGTTGTTCCGGTTGAATTCCAAGAGACATTTGTTGCTGCATCATCTCTACTTGCTTAATCAAAGCTTCCTGCTGTTCAGTTGCAATTTGAGCATTGATTTCAATGATTTCTTCATCAGTTTGTTTGAGTATAGATTTACGAATGTATTCATCTGAATAATATCTTCCAACATATGGAGTAAGATTATTTAGCATATCCATTCTGTCACGCATGATGTCATTTTCCTTCAATTCATTAAAGTATGAGTCTTTATTAAACTTGAAAGTAATGTCGTGCTGAATTTTACTCCACTCATCCTCTGTCATAATTCCTTTGAGAATCACTTGAGTCTTGAGCATGTCTACTAACATAGATGCAAACCGAAGACGAAGACGCTCTACAAACTTATAGAACTTAACTTCATCTCTTGTGATCTCAGCAGATCTTCCCATATTAAAACCGGATTCGGCTTCCAGTCTAGAAATTGGAACATTAAGAGACCTATAGAGTTTCTTCTGTAGGTACATAACATCTTCCATCTCTCCGAGGTTTTGTCCCCCGTCGAGCGTTTGAATCTCAGTTCCTCTTCCACCTTCTCTACGAGGTAACCAGAAGTCTTCAAGCATGTGTTGATGACTTCTATCGTCTCGAATTTGACCAGTTGCAGAATCGTATGTAATCTTGTTACGATAACGATTCATGATCTCTCGAAGATATTGTTCTGCTTTTTGTTTTGGCAAATTACCAACGTCGATATAGAAAATTCTACGCTCAGGAGCGCGAGAAATTCTATAGATTACTACTGCGTCTTCAATCTGTCGCAACATGTTAAGCGGACGTATGGCTTTTTGTAGGTAACCAACGACACGCTTAGTCACGGAATCAACAACTCCAGAGTGTGAATATGTGACGCTATCTATTGTAAATTTATAACCAGAAGGAGTGGTTGGATACATTGCTTCTTTGTCTGTATCGACATAGACATAGTATTCTTCTATCTTCTTGATAAAAGGAATAATCTGACCACCAACAACTCTAGTTCTATCCTTTTCTATCTTACGAACCTTCTTGATCTTTATGGGATCAATTGGTATGAGAGAAATCAATCCACGTTGTGGGTTTTGTTTATCAATCTCTTTATAGTAAAACACTTTGCTCT